GTTAATCGTCATGTTGCAGCTGTCGCCGACATTCCATGTAGACGGGACCTGCTTCTCTTGACAGAGTTTAATAATTGTAGCCCAGCTGTTATTTCCAAACACGGGATCGATTATAGGCAAGTCAATATTATTTACTCCAACCACAACATCTGACGTTTTTGTTTCGCTCGCTGTTGCCGCTGTCACCGTCCACGTTCCTGCCTCGTCAACTGTCAGCGTGCAGCTGCCGTTTGCATCAGCTGTGCCAGAAACTGTTTTGTCTCCCTTCGTAGCTGTAACTGTTGCGCCCGCTTTGGTCGTGACAACGATCTGCATCGTGCTACCAGTCTGAATTGCGGCAATTCGTTCTGCGAATTTAGAAGCTTGAATGAGGTCGGTAGATTTTTCCTTAGCTCGGATAGCATCAGCAATTGCCTTCAGGTTAGTTTCTTGAATAGAATTCATTAGTAACTAGCCTCCCAACTATTCTGAATTGCCGTCTGAATAGACGTATCGACATAAGTCTTTTCAGCTTTATTATTCCATGCAGTTCTCTCCGCTGCTGTGATATGCTTCGTGGTATCGGCCATATGCGTCTGGATATCCGCTTCGGTCGTATCATCGGAGATAATGTAAAGGACATTTTCGTCCTTACTTTCAACTGCATTATATTCTTCAGTAGTCAGAACTTGAGTTCTGAGGTTACCATTTGCAAGCTCGTCAATGGCCGCCTGAACCTGAGTAGCAGTCATGCCGCTATTCGTATTCGAGTAGCTGACATCCTCGGCAGGAACACTACCGTACATCTGCTGAGCACTAGGAATAACGATCTCGGCAACCCACCACATGCCATCGTACGTAACCCGAACAGGTTTACCAGCAGCCATCCAGTTCGTGGTAACCGGAGAACTGGTCGTAGCGGTGTAGCCAGAGACGCGCACTCTAAGGTTTTTCGCACCCAGACCATTGACATTCAGCGTTGTACTTTTTGAAGTACTCTGCTTATTAGGAACCATGATAAAAGACTGTCCCGCCGTCAGCGCAGTGATTCCTGAAACAGTGGCGGAATATGCAATGCCATCCGTACTGGTGGCAGGAACTGAATTTGCAAGGATTTTTGCAGTCTCGACAAGTTCTTCGAGACCGTCCACGTTATCGACCGATGTAATCGGGAGCATGAGATAGAGATTGCCAGATTTATCCTTGTATTTCAGCAAACCAGATTTTTCGATAACTGACATACATTAACCTCCTTTAAAAATAATGGGGAAGGCCCAAATATGAGCCCTCCCCGAATTGTTAGAATATCAATTATTCCTGAATCTGGAACCACAGATCGCCTTCGGCCAGAGCGGCGGGCTCAGTGGCAGAATAGTAGATCTTGGACTTGCCGGACCATGCAGTCAGGTTGTCCTCAGTGATCTTGTCGAGAGTGGCCTTATTCTCGTGGGTATGCTTCTTCGTAACGGCGTCCTTAATGTCGTCGTTCGTCTGATCATACGTGTCGAGCAGAGCCTTGTTGAGGTGAGAGTGGTTGCCTTCAGAAGCGGCATTAACCTTCTCCTTCAGCGCATCGTCCAGGTCATCCTCAGCGACCTTACTCTTGGAAGCCAGAGCGCCCAAAGCGTCGACAGTAGCCTTGACAGCTTCGAAAGCGGTCTTGTCCGCCTTCTTGCCGATCGCCTCATTCAGAGCCGTCTCAACGCTCGCATGCGCAGCAATATAGTCAGCGATCTCCTTCAGCGTATCGTACGTTTCGGGAGCACCGTTGATCAGGCCGCTGATAGCCGTGCTGATCGCAGTGTTCATTGCTTCCGTAGTCGGGCGAGCAGTCAGAGCATCTTCCAGGCCGGTAACGTCAGCCTGAGCATGCGTATGGGTCTTATCAGCTTTCAGCGCAAGACCATCGGTAACTTCAGTCTTCGTTGCCTTCAGAGCAAGGTCCGCAATGATCTCGGCCAGCTTCGCAGACAGAGTAGTGGTATCATCGACGTAGACATTAGCTGCGCCGGTCTTGACCATAATCTCATAGATTACGCCTTCGATTTTTGCCTTCAGGATAGCATTCTTAGCACTCATAATTTTCAGTCTCCTTTAAAATAAAAATTTTGTTTTTGGTTTAGGGATACGCAGGTATTTGCTTAGGACAATTGCTAGACCTTCTGCGGCGGACTCACCTCCTATCTCATTGAGCTAGTAGGTATATTAATTGACACCCGTAGCGGATGTATCAAACCAAATACTGGGGCCAGAAGTCGGCTCAACTTCACCGATATAGAAATATGTATTCATATAGTCTTTAATGGCCTCAGAAACTTCAACTGCACCATCCATAACATCGAATGATCTGGTGCCGTTTTTATCAGTGATCGTCACTCGATGTCCGCCAGTGATATCTGTAACAGCCAGAGTAGGCGATACACCATTTGTGAGATCAAACGTCTTCGTCCCGTCTTTATCGGTGATCGCCACCTGATGACCGTCGGAAATATCAGAGACAACGACTGTCGGGGAAACGCCATCTACACCATTCATGATGGTAATGGTTTTGCTCGGGTTTCCTCGTTCCGTGATAATGAGCTGGTAACCACCTTCGATTTCGCGAGTAAGAACCGCCGGAGAAATACCATCAGTTCCGTCCGTACCATTCATGACATCAACTGTCTGACTCTGGCGATTATCCGTAATGACGAGCTGATGACCACCCTCAATATCTCTCACGAGAATAACCGGAGAATATCCTTTAATATTGACGGTCGCAGGATTCTCGAGATTGCGATTATTCGTCCAGGACAGATTTCCATCGGCATCTACAACAGGCGTGAATGTGGCACCATCAAAATCACCATTGTCACGAGCTTCAAGAAGAATATCTTTTACTCGTTGGACTTCGCCCTCCCACTGGCTGATGATATCCGGATACGGCTCGAACATTGTTTCGTCGGCTTCGAGGCCTTCCGAAATATACATTTCATTATTGAGTTCGGAATTCCAGTGATTTTCCTCATCGCCATTAGCATCAGATTTTCTGATACAAACAAGGAATTTCAGTTCGCCCTTAATTAGAGAGACATTCCTGGAAATCGTCCAGTTGAAATGCATGATGTTCGAATTGATGTTATCGACTGTTACATCGGTTGCTTTGTAGGAACCGACTTCTCGATCTTTACGCATATAGTTGATATATACGGAAAGCTCGGACATATCCAGACCATCCCAATAGCGAGGACAGTCGAATGTGACAGTTTCTACATTGTGATCAAACTGAACTGCGATTCTTCGCAATTCTTTCGGCACTGAAACAACTCGATCATTGTCAATCGAAATATGCGGCTCATTTGTCGCATTCGCCAACTGGAGAGAAATGCCCGAATTATTTGCACCATTGGCTAACAGTTCATCTGCTTTGCTCATTGTTTCCCTCCATTCTGGCTCACTGCCACTTTATTTGTTTTGATTTTAACATCGTCTTTTTGCCCAAATACTTGGACCTTGAAAGATCGCTTCTCTAAAGCTTCAAATGGAATAACACAAGTTGCTCCATCGTAAAGAAGTCTAGCAGGGTACTCAAATCCCAAAGGGGAATAAAATGCTGCTGCTCTGGTAAATCCATACCACTCATTCGAGAAAGTGAATACGGCAGTGACGTATCCACTCGATCCTGGGATCAGACCAGAAAAATCATCACAATTCGGATCTTTTCTGATAATCTGACCATCGACAATAAATCGTAAGGTTTTCATTTCGATCACCTACCTTATAATCAATCGGCAAGCTCGGCCCAAATCGCAACTCCTCCAATAGGGACATCACCACCGCCTCCGCTGCTGCCACTTGGGATTTTCAGCAGTGAGCCGTCGCCCTGGACCTCATAAAGACCACGTTCTTCGCCTTCTGTGACATGAAAGACCTGGGTATAGTAATATACCGTATTGGTCGAGCCAGGAGCTTCTGCGGTTTTTGCTGCTTCTACTGCCTCTGCATAAGTCTTGAAGAATGCATTGGCTTCAGCAGGAAAAGCGCCAGTCATGGCAAGTGATACGCCCATGTTCAATTTTGGTACTTCTGGTAATGCCATAATTACATCCCTCCTTAAATCTTAACGGTATAGGTATTCGCCGTATCGTTGGGATTTGCGAACCGCTGAATATATACACGATAATTGATAGCCGTATAGCCATTCGCACCTTCAACAGATACGGTTTGACCAGCAAAGGCGGGAAGAATCTCAGCATTCATGCCATTCACGTCCTTGACGCTAGATAATTCTCCGAGGGTTGCAGGATATGCAATCACAACAGCAGTGGCACCAACGGGGACATTAACTGTAAATGTGTTTCCTTTAGCCAGCGCCTTACCAGATTTTTGAGCAAGACCGCGGATCAAAGCACTAGTCAGCTCAGCATTCTTATCTGTCAGTGTGCCATAGAAACTGTTACGATAACCAGTAATAGCCCCACTTGTGGCACTCTTAGAACCGGCCTTGATTTGACCAGCAGCATAGTCTGCACCCAATGCGGTTTTAGGAATAGTGCCATCAGAATATGCACTCGTCAGTACAATTTTGTAATTTCCGCCGTCAGGAACCGTATACTCTGCAAACGTCCCAGTCTGTGTGGTTTTCTTTTCATCGGTTACAGTATTGGTCACATTCCAAGCAGTTACGGTTACATCAGTAGTCGGTCCGTACGTATACGAACCGGGATAGAACGAGCCGCTGTATGCTGGATTAACTTTTGTACCGACTTCGTATGCTTTTGCCGTTCCACTGGAAATACCGACACTGGGCTGAGTAATCGAAGGATTCTTATCCTCAGAATATGCATCCAAGAACAAGTCTTCTACACTCTTGTCTTTTGCTGGGACTGTCACTTTGCCGTTCGTCGGCTTATACTTTCCGAACTGTTCGGTCAGCACCAAATCGCTATCGAAATATACCTCATCTGCGGTATACTTAGGCTTCTCCGGTGTTTTTGCCCAATCAGGTACGGTGGGGTCTGTTTCAACAGTAATTCCGCCACCTCCACCACCGGTTCCAATCTCATCACGAAGATCAGAAACCGCTTTGGCTACTTCGTCATCCGTGGCCATGAAATCCATATCGATGCCGCGCTCTTCCCAGGTATAAATCGTCTTTGAGAATTTATACCCTCTTTTGGTGAAGGCCTCAACGCACTCATATCGAATGCCGCTGTCACGGTCTACATAGAACTGACCTACTGCACCAGGGGTATCTTTGGTCGGGGGACCATTAGCCTTAATGTCGGCATATAACTGCACCATAACTTACCCTCCTTATGAAAATTGAAAATAATTTGTATCCCAAAACATAAGAGGAAGAGACATCGTATTTCAGACATCTCTTCCTCTCATAAAAGGGCATGTTTTAGTCGCGAATTTCAGCGACGTAAAATATCATTCTTCGGGGTATTCTTCGGACGCATAACGGTCTGCGAACCGATCAACATCCTGAGTCACACGAATTGCCTGCAGATATGCAGTACGACCGTCCTTACCATTCACAGACCAATCGTACGGACGAATATCCAGATCGACGCTGATAATATCAATGTTGTCCAGAATGCTGACACTCTCCTCGTCCAGACGATTCTGAGCATCGCCAGTCTTGAGATATACATTCGGACCGCGGTCATTGAACTTGATCTTAACCGGAAGGAACATGAACGGAGTATCGCCATCCTCACGAGGCGGCTTGATCTTCACATTCCAGCCTCTCTCGACGAGTTCGTCAGCGAGCTTCTCATCCGGAATGAGAACCGCAAAGTTGCGGTCCCCTTCACGATTATACTTGTCGCCTCTGCCAGCAAAGTTACGGTAGATGATTCGTGCATCGTCAATCTGCAGGATATCGCGCGGTGCGTAAGTGATTCTCATAGTTTTCAATCTCCTTTAAAATATAATTTTTAACGCTTTCTGAATAAGTCGTCTTCTTCAATTTGCATCAGGTAATCCGAATTATCATGACCGGCCTTACATCCGTCAGAAATCAGATTCGGACATCCACTGCATGTGTCTTTTCCGCAGGCCATTCGCCACGGAAGATCGTTTGGATCATCGGCCTTAAACCAAGGCCCTACTTCAGGAACCGGATCGTCGGATACAAACTGCTCGAAATCTCCGAACTTAGAGATCGTCTCGACCGCCTCATCCACGAGCTTATCGTAATAAGACCGATCGATGTCTTTCTCTTTCTTAAGAGTCTTGACCATTTCGGATTCGAGCCATCTATATCCCTTCGAACCGGTTACAGCAGAATATTTGGGATTTCCATCAGCGTCCGTATCTTTACCAATACGAAGCAGTTCACCACCGCCATGACCTGGAAGAATCGGGCAGAACGAACCGATCCTACCGATGAATCGATAATCATGCTCGCCTTCCGGAAGCTTCTCATTCATGTCCAAATAGATAGCCGTGGCTACGGACATCGTTTCGCACATGTCATCGAACTCAATGCTCTCTTTGGTAAAGAGTTTCTTAAATACGTATGGAACTGCGAATTGCTTACCTGTTGCGGTCCATTCTCCGGCGTGCTTACCGTCCTTAAACTTGGCGATGTAAACGGCGTTATTAACCAGACAGAACTTCTCGAAATTCGCTTCGGTCTCGAAAGAATATCCGAATTCCTTACCGAATTTAATGACGAAGTCCATAGCCTCTTGCGTTGCATTTGGGATCTTGATCGAGTCCGTCTTAATATGTGCAACCTTCCAGCCATGCTTCTGAACTTCACGCTTAAGAAGCGTCATGAACAGAGCACCACGCTTAGCTACAATATTATCGATATTATTCGGATCTCTGAAGAGATTCTCAAAGCCAGCACTCGTGAGACCATAAATCGAGTTAATAACGATTTTTAGCGCCTGAGCCAAGTCTGCTGACTGCTCCTCATTCAAATATGGTTTCAGAGCGCCGTTCAGCATTTCACCTGCAGCGTCGAAATCCTTATGCTTAATTGCCACACGAGCATTTACGATATCCTCAAAAACCTTCGTGAACTCAGGGCCGAAGACACACTCGTAAATAGCACTATGAGGATGCATGGAAGCAACGTCTCCATCCCAAACATTGCAATGCATACCAGGGTCGGCATAGACTCGTCCGCCTTCTCCAATCTCCTCGTCCAAATATGTCGATTTACCGTGATCGAATACATACCCAGGGAAGAACGGAAGAATACTCCATCCGGCGGGAAGTTTCTCGCCAGGAATATAATTTCGATACTGTGGAAGACCATCGGCATCAAATACTCGGAACCTGTAATCAATACCGAATTTCTTACGATATTCCTCATACTGATCACTACCGACCGGCTTAGACATATCACGCCAATTAAATACGCTCTGAGGTTTCTTGTTCTTGCCAAATATGATTTTGCCAGAGAGAGTATTCGTCGTATCATTAACGGATACATCGGTAATGCCGTGCATCATCTTAACAATATCGACCTGAATCTGTCTTGCTACAAAGTCTGCCTGACGAGCATTCCAGACAGCTTCTGTCGCAATAACATCGTTATCGCAATACTCGGCAACCTTCGTCCACATTTCTTCCGGAACTGGCTTATCCCAAGGAAGACCAAGCTCTTGATGGTGAATCCCCAACTCAATCTCGAATTTCTTCAGAGACTGTTTCTTTACACTGAAATCGTAAATATCGGTGTAAGAAAGATTATAGGCTTCTCCAAAGAATGCATTCCTACTGCCAGAAACAATCTTCTGAGACAAATCGAAGAGCTGTTCATTCGTATACCCGATGAGTCGTCCGTACAAAATATGATTATCGTACCTACGATTGTTGAAACCTACCAATCTGAACTTCATCAGACCTTCAATATCAGCAGGAGTTGGATTGATCATACGGACGATGGGTTTCCCTTCGCCTTGAACTTTCCAGTTCACCAGGAACAGATTTGGGAAGACCTCAACGTCATAGAATACAATTGGCGCCTCGCTATCTTCATTGCCAGTAGATGGTTCTTCAGATTTGAATTTCATCTTCATGACAAGTTTCAAACAATAATCTGCTTGATTTGTGCTATTGGCAGCGAATGCATATACGGAGTTTCTCATATCGGAAACATCGTATTTCATTCCACTGTTGTAAGCATCGTCAAGAATCTTATTGATGAAATCGATACTGCATTTCGTACTGGCATGAATTTCTTTGCAAAGGTTTCTCTTGATCATGGTCCTAAGAGCTTTTTCATTCTTAAGACCTTCAAAGTTAATCACCTTGTCTTCTCCTTTCAACGGAAGACCAGAGCTAATCGAAGCAATCGGCAAGTTATTGCACTTCGTAAGTTTCCTTCGAAGCGAACTATTGCCAGTAAAGACCTTTACTTCGATATGGTCGTCATAAACTCGACTCAGTTTCGTCGGATCTCCCGTGTAAATATAATGCAAATGTATGCCTTGACCGCTTTTACTTAACTCTGCGTACGTAGCCGGCCATTTACTAGCCTCTTCCACATTCTTTTCGAAACTCTTATCCCCGTTTTCATCCGGAATATCGAAATCGATAACAATATGGTTTTCAGGAACCTTGACATAATGGATTTTAGAAGTGTCGAGATCGGACAATTTTGTCGTAACGTTCTCCCACTTCTTCGATGGGGTTTCCTTTGCACTAGCATACTGTGCCGGACAGTCTTTACACTCCTGATCAAATATAGATTCCGTGGAATTAAATTCGATCAGTTTTGGTTTATGTATCTCCTTTCTTTTTCTTGGCTTACTCTTCTCGAATACGTCCGTACGGAAACCAGAATATCGGTTGGACAGCTCGCCTCCATCTGTATCCTCATCGAACTCCCAAAAATAGTTTTTAAGCTCTTCCTTAAAGATTCGCTGAGAGAATGGATACGGAACTTTGGCATCATCGCAATATGTCTTATACATCTCCCATGCAGCTCTCAGGGTCGTTCCGTTGTCTTTTACAAAAATATGATACGAATCGATCATGAAGTTGTAAAAGTCATTCGACGCGCCCATCATTGCAGTAGGGACGTAATCGTCATACCTGCCGGGATCACTCAAATATATCTCTTTGCAATAATTTGCAATTGCTCCGAGCTCGAAGCTGACCTGTTTCGTAACCGTTTTGTATTCTTTCGGACTTAACTTGTTTCCAGAAGGAGTAACATCAATTAATCGTCTGAGAAGACCTGATTTTGCATCAGTAATCTTAACCGGTTTATTTGTGCCCATGAACAGGAAACACTTAAATCGGTTAGAATATGTCGACTTAAACTTTTCATTGATGGTCATCTCCTCATGGGAAACAAGACTGTTCAACCGTGTGTTATCCTCAATTTTTGACAAGTCGCCGTCGTGCTGAATCGCTACAAGTGGATTTGATTTGAATGCTTCCAAAGCAAAAGAGTTACTAGACGATCCCAATGCTTTCGCATCAAAGACCGAATAGTAACCCTCAAATAATTGCTGGATAATATTCAAAATCGTAGATTTACCAGTACCTGCAGCGCCGTAAAGAACCATGAATTTCTGAATCGTTTTGGAATCTCCGGTTACGATAGAGCCGATTGCCCATTCGATCTTCGTACGTTCTTCCTCGGAATATAACGTCGAGATCAGCTTTTTGAACGCTGGGCAATCGCCATCTTCAAGAGGATAAGACAAGCGCTTGCTTGCATAATCCTTCTTGTTGGGTTCCATATTGGAGAATATGAGTTTTTCATCGAGCATGTGATAATTGTCTCGCATTTGCTTCTGACAATACTTATGCCAACGATCGATCATTCCAGATTCAGCATCCCACATGTAAAGAACTTTGGCTTCACGGTTATACTTTTTCTTATAGTCTTCGTAGTACTCTTTCAGTTCTTTATCGATCAGCTCGAGTGCGTCTTGTTCGTTCGTGGACCACATTCCTCGGTCTTCCAGCCAAATGGCATAGAAGTCACCGCCTCGGATCATAAGATCGGTTGAACGTTTAATGACGAATTTCGGTAAAATCTCCACGTTTCCATTTTTGGTATTACGCGTAGAGATCATCAAGAAATCAATCACATTGTTCTTTCTCCTTTCGAAAAATGTTAAACGAATGTGTCCAGAAAATAACACATTTGATACCAGATCTCGATCTTACGCATGTCTTCGGGGCAGTCACGAATTCTGAATAATCCACCTCTGCCATCACGTTCGTACTTTCTATGAAGAAAATCATAAAGAACGCGAGTAACATACTCTTTGTCGTACCTGGAATCGATCATAGAACCAAGATTGAGATTTGTGACCATTCCCCAAAACCACTGAACTGTTCGGTCGCCATATGCTGGATCATCCATGTAATCTTCTTCGCAACGATTTGCAAGTGCGATCATCATTTCTAGAACACTGCAAGGTCCGTCGAGAGATTTCAAAATATAACTGACCGGTTCGTCATCCTCCATGGTTTTGGCAAATCGATAACGCAAATTCATGCCATCTTCGGCTCTATTCTGATCATTTCGAATAAGATAAATAAATTCGGTGTTATGGAGATGCATCAGCAATTTCCTATATGAAATATCCTGATGATACCGATCTTTACATACCCAATCGTATAACCACTGAAAATATCTGTTGCTTATTCCATTTCGGCTCATTCATCCTCCGTGAGAAGGTGGCTATTCTTGGTAAGATTGGAATACTTTCTTTGATCTGCGAGGATCTCGAAATCGGTTCTCAAGCGATCATTTCGGATGAAAACGGAATCGTCCTCGTATTCACCGAAATGGCTTGCGTAATCAGCTCCAACCATACCAGCCACATCCTCGATAGGGTTATCCTGCTCGTCGGTCAAAACGCCGTCGGCATAATAGGTAAGGCTGACTTCCTCATAGTCTTCCTCACCAAAGATTTCAGGCTTAATTACATAAATATAATCGTCCGTATCGTCCACCTCCTCTTCGTCATCCGTTTCTTCTTTCCCTTCCGTTCTGCGAGAATAATCGACATAGCCGAGATCTTTTACCTTGGCCGCATAGTCCATCAGATCCGGTTTAATGCTGGGTGTAGCAGGATTCTGAACAGGAGATTCAGGTTCTTCTTCCTTTTCTTTATCCTGCTCTTCGACTCTACGAGCCAGCCATTCTTTCATGGATTCGATCTCTTCATTTGCGATTCTCTCATAATATTTCTTGGCATACAACCAAGCTACTGCGGAGCCAATGGCGGCTCCAACAGCAAATATGAACATGTTAGTCGACATCTTGTTCATGATCGTCTATCTCCTCATTTTTGATCGACATGACAGTCATAGCGAGGCCCCCGAACAATAGCGATACACTTAACAGAACACCACCTATGATATGCCTTTTCTTACGGTTACCTGTCAAATATACAATTGTGGACATGGCTTCTTCTAGTCGGTCCATACAGTTTCATCTCCCTCTGTGTGAGACAAAACTGCAATACCTGTTACGAAACAAATACTCGCTACTGCCATAAATGTATACGACATACGTTTTAAATTAACGTTCATAAGTCATCTCTCCTTCTCTTGGATCGCGTGCATTTTTCATAAAATATAACGTATTCCCAACTTGGATTCCGTCTAATGCGCCAATCGAATACCAAGTCCAGACAGTACAGACTCCTACGCCAAATTTAGCAGCGGCTTCATACTGATCCATGAATCCAGCGAAGAAACCATCTTTAAGAACTACCTCATCTTCAAGATTATTCTCCAGGATATAAATAATCAAATCTCTACCAGTCATTAGTAGTTCCCCTCTCATAGTGGATAACGCCATGGGAAATCAAACATATCTTGATAGCGATTGCCCGATCCCAAGTCGTCAAGTCCCCTTCAAATCAAATCCAAAATAACCCCGTCAACATTGAAGTCGAGAACAATGACTTTCTCATACCCGTTCACGAAGTCACGGCTCTTTGGATTGTAAATATCAAAGATTCCGAAATCAACATAGTTATCCCCGACAGGATTCTTTTCGTCATAAACCCAACCAACCTGAGCGCCGGCTTTCGTTCTCTTTGCGCCAAGCATATCGTAGACTTCATTCAGGAAGAGATGACCCTTAGCTTTCAGACGATCATTCGCCCAATTCTGCTGCTGGATCAAGAAATACTTCGTGAGTTCCGGATCTGGGTCCCAACCAGCATTGCCATCATCAAAGATGATAGAATACGGGCTATAGTTATTCGGGTCCATTACTTCGACAGTGGATTTCGTGCTGACTTCTTTGCCCTTTTCATCAACAGAAACCTCTTCGATTTCTTTTGCCTTAATGCCGTATTTCAGTTCTTTATCGAGTTCCTTGCCGAAACGCTCAATAACACGTCCACGATATTCCTTGAAGCCCTTATCGACAGCCGTATATGCAGCAGCAAGAGCGACGTTGCGTTTATTCAGGATTCTGTTGGAACCGATCATGCACCCAAGAGACACACCAGCAAGGGCTACGGACGGGCCGTACAGTTTGATAAGTTTGACTGCAGTCTGCGTATAGACAATTGCGAGATCCTTCTTGCTGTCTTCTTCGCTATACTTTTCTGCCATTGTCGGATCGGCAGAGACTTCGTGAATCGTATCGATCTTATGCTTTGCATCATCAATGATTTCTTCGACTTTAAGAGTCGCTTTGCAAGCCATGACACCGCTGGCTACAACGCCAACGACACCTGCGGCAAGCAGAATTTCAGGGCTGTGCTTTTTAAGTTTAAGACCCGTTCTATTGAACGTACGAGTCAAATTTGCCATGATTTCAGTCTTATTCATAAATATCATTCTCCTTCATTACTTAATGGGGGTTGCCTTAGGCAACTTGAGCATGTAGCCATCGCGAACTCTGATGGGTTCGGCATTACGAATATTCGTCCAGCCATACTTCTGATCCGTGTATTCACACGATTTACCGACAAGGTCGTACAGATCCGCTACTGAGACATTTCCATATGTGTCGATGAGCTCGTCCATACGAGTCAGTACTTCTTCGGCTTCTCCTCGAGTTTCGAGAATAATGTCATCGTAACTGTATCCGGATCTCGGTCTGGAATCGCGAGAATCTCTGAATCGATCATCGTCTCTACGAGAATAGTCACGATATGACACATAAGAGGATGCTGAAGTACTCTTTCGTCCTCTTGATTCGCCATACAGGATCATGTCGATGCCATCTCGAACAATATCGGAGATCGCCTTCTTAACTGCCGGGACAAGTACGTCCATGACGATATAGGATTTCACGTTCGCTGCATCTTCAGAAATGAAAACCTCACTAATTTTAGTGAGACCACTCTTCGGCTTCGTTCGAACCTTACCACTGACGACCTTCTCAACTTTCTTATCGGTCAGAGCTTCACCCTCTCGGAATTTGTGCGAATTGGGCTTATATTCTTCGTTCATCTGAACGTCTCCTTTCAAAAGCAAAAAGGAGAGTACCATATTTCAGATACTCTCCATTCGGTATTACCTTCTTTACTGATTTGCTACAACATCCGCTGCTTCGTCCTTAACCGCGTCAGTGATATCTTCAGCGATGTCGATTGAAACCATGTTTCCACTCTTACCAATTGCGTAGATCAGTCCGATACCGCCAATGAAGGCCGCACCGAGTGCGATCTGCTTGCCGTTCTTCTTCATGAATCTACGAACCTTGGTTCCGAATTTCTCCTTGGTTTCTTCAACATTCTCTTCGATTTCCTCAACGTTTACGTTCTTGATTTCTTCGCTCATGATGTTATTCTCCTTTAAAAATAATTTGGGGTTTTACCTCATAAAACGCATTGTAAATTTCGCGAATTACGAGTATTTATAATAGTCATACTTAGGCGCTGCAGTGTAATCCAGGACTACACTCGGCTCCCCATTATCATTCAGCTGAGAACTGAAGTGAATATCGATCAACTTATCAGTATTCCAACCAAGATCGTCACCAACACTCGTATGATCCAGGCCAATTTCATCATAGAAATCGTTCAATGAAACATAACCCGAGAAATCGTGAATCATTAATTTGTTAAGCTTGTTCTCGGCAGACTTGATCTTCTCGATGCTACTGTAGAAATATCGCGCAGAGATCGGATCGAAGCAGAGAGTCTTACCGGTATTCGTAATGATGACTTCATTCTTACTGACCGGATTCTTTTTCACACGCTCTTCGGCAACCTTGTCACGAATCGTGTGCTCTTTCTTTTCGCCAATCGTCTCGATGACTTTCTCACGATATTCTGTGAGTGCCGTCTCTGAAAGTTTGTACGCCGTAGCAAGTGCTGCATTGCGTCTCAGATTGACGGAACTTGCTCCGATCAAGCATGCCGTTGACATCACACATGTGACTGCAGCAGGAATATAAGGTTTCCAAGCTGCCTTTACCAGTTCGACTGGTGACAACTTATCAACCCAAATTTCCGTCTTTCGTTCCTCGATAAGTTCAAGAGCTTTTGGAGTCGCTTTGACTGCAAGAACTGTAGTCGTAACCATTCCTGCAATCCCGATTCCAGTTAAGATCTCAGGACTTCGTCTGCTTACAAAATTTCGAACGTCAGATGCTGCATTTGCTAATGTAAATTTGCTCATGCTGGGGTTTCTCCTTTCAAATAAAAATAAGAAGGCCCGTAGGCCCTCTTACTTGGTTGCGAAATGCTCCTTTACGAGTTTTTCTAATGTCTTTTCGTTTTCCTTACTGCCAGCCCAGCCGGAAGCGAGCATTCCTGCTACGCTCATGACTGTTGCTGCAATCTTGACTACCTTAACAACATCGATTTTTTCCATTTTAGATTCATCTCCTTTCCATAATAGCAATTGCATTTTTCGCGACTTAATATTCCTCAAAGCCGGGAACAGGCTCTTGCTCAAATGTAATAATGTAACCTTCCAGACCATCATCAAGCATGAACTTCTCGTGACTGAAGTTAAGCCATTGATCCCAATACATTTCATACAGACCAGCTGCAGACCAACCAAGATGCTCGCCATAATCAGTGGGTTCCAATCCAACTAGATCGTAGAATTCATTCAAATATGCACCACCCCAAGACGACAGCTTTTTGTTGATCTCATACTCGGCTTTAAGTACCTCTGTCGTAGTCGATTCGAAATATCGGCCTGAGAACTCGTCATAGAAAAGTACTTTATCATTATTAGGCTTCTTACCGTCACCTGCGTACTTATCTTTTGCAATTTCCTCTCTTACACGTAAATCTGCCTCTTCTCCATACAGGTCAACAACCTTACTTTTGTATTCTTTGTATGAACTATCCAGTAAAGCGTACGCACTCATCAAAGAAGCTTGACTGCGCTTATTCAACAGATTCGCTCCGAATATACAAGCAATCGTAGATGCTCCCACAAGAACTGCAGGAATATAGGCAGGCGCTGCCACACAAACACTCTCGAACTTGGTAAGAGTTTCACCCTTCTCTTCTTTCGCATGCTCAAGTAGGAGGAGCGCTTTCGGTGTCGCTTTTACGGCCATTACGGACGTAGCAATAACCCCAGCACCTCCAATGCATGTTAAAATTGTAGACCCATTACGTTTGACAAACAGTTTTGAACCATTCAATAATCTGTTCATTTCTCTCACCCTTCGTGGTTTAGTGGAAAATAAAAGAAACAGTATCGGATTCGAACCGAGATATCCACTCTACACAGTGGCGTTTTACCATTAAACTACCTGTCTCTCATAATACAACTTGCAAATTTCGCGAATGCAAAAAAGAAAGAGCCATTGCTGGCTCAATCTTTAATATTCTTAACGATCTTCATCAATTCCTCATTGTCAATTGCTGCATCCGCATCTACATGAATATAGGCTTTACCATTAACAACCTCCACATTAATATTATTAAGATCGATTTCTACTTTATAACCGGTCTTCTTATATACTGCTTTGGATATTATTTTGGTAACAATCCCTCTCATAAATTTGCTAGATAGGTTCATTTTCAATTCGTCCATCTCCATTCTCCTTTCGTTAATTACTCATAAAGGGGCATGTAAATGACGCGAATTGTCAAATATCTCGTCTGTCAAATGTTGTCTCCCAGCGCTTCTTAGGTATGGGCTTAATCTTCAATGCCCACATGATTTGCCGAATGGTGACGGTAGGATATAAACCGTCCGTAGCTGTACCAGAGCGTTCATCGAAATACTTCTTAAACCGTGGGTGCAAATATAAAGCATCATTCAGCCATGGATCTATTTCACTCCACCAGGTTCTTTTTGTCTCTTTATCGAATCGTTGCTGGATGACTGCTAAACCTCTATTATCTATTTGAAAGAGCGTACATGTACTGTATACAGGATGATTGCAATTATATGTAGAGCCGTACATAGATAAATATACGGACGGTTTCTCGTAGTGATATCGCATGGGGGCCTCCTTAGAGAAAAGCAAGAGGCTATGTTTCCATAACCTCTCACTTCGTAACATTGTTTACTTTACTCTAAAAATGTACTTGTCAATGATCTTTCGACCAACCTGAGATGTGATGCTTCCACGTTCCTCATAGACGAACATTGCGGCTCCGCCAATGATTGCAATTGCTGCCGGTGCAGCGATGCCAAACACAGAAATGCGATTCTTTGTCTTTCTGTCCTTCTTGTCTTCCTCCAGTTTCTGATTCTCGATATCGAGTTTCTGACGCTCAATATCGATTTTCTCATCCTCAGTGTCCAATTTAGACATCTCGATCAAACGATCCGCAAGCTGTGTGACACCAGCTACTCCGACTTTATACTTCTCACTGCCGAATTCCACTTTGCTCAGTTCTTCAAGTTCGTTCGTAAACTCTTCTCTCAAAATTGTCTGAATGCTCATTAGCTATTCTCCTTTTAAAATATTGTGAACTACTGTTCCATAACAGAACTTGTTATTTTTGCGAAAGATCCGCGTGATGGTCGACGTACAGGATTACTCTGCGCTTTTTCTTCAATTCATCCAGGTCATCAAGTTCGATACGATAGGTATCTTTTTCTGGATTGGAATGATCGATTCGAAGGGTTCCATGCGCCGACCCAAGATGCAAAAAGATTGACGTAAGAACTGAACTCAGTACGACCGCAAGAACAAGCTGCCAAAAAGTAAAACTCATGAATATTCTCCTTTCTTAGAATGATTTTTCAAAATTTCCATCCGGGGATTTTTCGCAATTCGAAAATAGCATTGTTTGCGGTAACCCACGTACGGAAAATATGAACATGGTTAATCTAGATTAGAAGTTTTTAACCTAGATTAGAGAATATAAAAAAGAAAGAGCCATTGCTGGCTCAATCTTTAATAAATCCATTCTCTTTTACTGAAAAACAGTGGTATTGAAATTACACTTGCTAATACTACGAACGTTCCCTCCTTGGATAATATCGTTGTAATCAATCCAATTACTAATAACGCTATAGCATAAATTTTGTTTTTAATCATACCATCGTCTCCTTTCATAAAGGAGATTGTAAATTTCGCGATTGCCTCTGACTCGCCAAATATAACGCATACTCGAGTTCGACAATTCCATCCGTAAACATCTGCAATGTTTCTTTTACATCTTGTATAGACTCCACCAGACATAATAAGTCATGGTCATCAGCATCGGCGTTTAAGTTGCAAATATCATCCGCTAATAAATTCATCAACCCTCTAAGTTTTCTTGCTCTTGTTCTAAGTTCTACTCTTGAGTTCATCATTATCGTCTCCTTAGTCTCTAGCATTGTCTAACAGCCAAAAGAATTTTCTGTATCGATCGTAATACATGTCCCGACTGCATGGGATGTCTAATTTGGTTCTTAAATATGTATAAGACAATCCCTCTGTAACGCCTTTAAGAATATAATTATGTAAGTCTTTATCTGCTTCTCCAGCCAAACGCTCAATTAATTTAATTCGTTCCATGTAATGAATTTTGCGCATAGCATGTCTTGCAGTTGGATCGCCATAGGAAGTACCTCTGGTTGGCTCATCATTCATTGACGAAGAAATGGATGGGCTCGAATAATAAACTCGTTTCCATTCTGGATATTGTAAGCAGAAATGCTTTAATTCGTAATGGCGATGTTTATTGATCCAATATTTATTCTTTCGAGAAATCTCAGGGCGAATAATCGTACTCATTGCTTGATCGCTCCTCTCTTATACTTTCGAGAGTCTTTAATGAGTTTAATCGTAGCTTTTCTAAGTCTCTCTTTGTTTACTTCACCGTAGACATATATAGTAGCATTTTTAAATCTGTATGTTTTCATACACAAACACCTCTAGGATAAGAAAATATCAATTGCTTCTGAATTAGTTAAATCTAAAATTTCTTTCAGTCTAAGAGCATCGCCGATTGTGATAATGTCATTGTTGGTAATTTTCTTATACAACTCAGCGGCTGTGTCAACATGTAAGCTCTTTTCAAAAATTTTAAAAATTAATTTATTTGCATCCAATGCACACACCTCTTTCTGGTTGCGTTTCATGCAACATCTAAAAGATAACACCATTCCAATTTTTCTGTCAATACATTTTTTTCGCATAAAATGCAATTTTTTTAATCTAGGTTTGCTTTTCGTTTGCATGTATGCAAATATTAATATATGATAAGTTTTGTCAGAAAGGAGACAAGATAATGTCTATAGGAAAACGAATAAAGAATTTACGAATGAAGAGAGGTATGTCGATTGACGATCTAGCTGATAAGTTAGGTAAGAATAGAACCACCGTATATAGATACGAAAATGGTGATATTGAGAATTTACCATTGAGCATCCTTAATCCACTTGCCGAAGCGTTAGACACGACACCTGCGAATTTGATGGGGTGGGGCGATAAAGAAATGATATCTACGAAAATATCAGATGGAGAAGAGGAGGCTGTGTATTCGTCTGTAAACGAGACTTATGTGAAGCATGTAGAAGCTTGGCATAAGACGTTTGGTATGGACCCATTTACGGATGAGGAGCATGAGAAGTTAATGGAATATGGTAAGTTCTTAATTTCTATGAGAGAAAAATAAAAGTGTTATCAGAAAGGAGGTGATGCCAACTTAACCCCTGGCAGTACATCATAGAAAGGAAGAGCAAAATGTATAAAGAATACCCAACGTTTTATTATTACGACACAAGAGAATATGGTAGAAAGTCGCGTACGGACGATCCTCTTCTATCGACCGAAGAAGTACTGGAGAAGCATAGTAAGATAATTGAAGAATATGCGATAAAATACCTCGGTGGGCCAATACCACCTGAGAACAAATATATGGAAGTTGGTAGTGGTGAATCGCTTAAAGACCGTCCAGAGATTACTCGTTTGCTCAAGGATATAGAAGATCCTGCTGTCAGAGCCATAATCGTGGTGGACGTGCAACGTTTAAGCCGTGGCGATCTTGAGGATGCTGGTAGACTCATAAGATTGCTTCGTTATACGAATACTTATGTAATTACGCCTATGAAAATATACGATTTGCGTGACGAATATGATAGAGATGCCTTCGAACGAGAGCTCAAACGAGGTAATGAATATCTCGAATACTTCAAGAAGATCCAAGCTCGTGGAAGATTGGCGAGTGTTAAGGACGGTAACTACATTGGTTCGACTGCTCCTTATGGATTCGATAGAATCGAAAAGTTCGATGGTAAGAAATCATATCACACGCTAATCGAACGTAAAGACCAAGCAGATATCGTTCGTATGATCTTTACTTGGTACTGCGAAGAAGATATCGGGGTAACTGCTATTTGCAGACGACTTGAAGACATTGGAGCTAAAACAAAGACAGGGCATACCATATGGAAGCCAAGTATCATCTTTAGCATTCTGGAAAATCATCACTATATCGGTTGTACACGCTGGAATTGGAGAAAGACAGTGAAGATCATCGAGGATCAGGAGATTAAGAAACTACGTCCAAAAGCAAAAGTGGATGAGTTCTTACTATTTGAAGGTAAACATGATGGAATTATCTCGGAAGAACAATTTAATAAGGCTCGTGAGATAAGAGGCAAACGGCATCGAACTCGAAGGGATCTAACACTCAAGAATCCGTTTAGTGGAATCATGTTCTGTAAAAAGTGCGGTTCCAAGATTGGTTATAATACTTACACTCGAAATGGAGTTGAATATGCTCCTCCAAAACTCGTATGCAACAACCAAGTTCATTGCAAGACTGGATCTGTAAACTTCCAAGAAGTATTTGACTATGTCCGTAAAGCCCTCAAAGATTGTATAGCCGACTTCGAGATCCGCATAGAGAATGATCAGGATGACTCTTTTAAGTTACATAAAAACTTAGTAGAACGTCTTGAGAAGCAGCTTAAAGATCTCGAGAAGAAAGAAATAGAGCAATGGGATGCCCAGTATGATCCAGACCCCAATAAAAGACTTCCTCAACATATCTTTGCTAAACTTAACGAGAAGGTGCTAAAAGAAAAAGAGGAAGTAAATAAAGCGCTAGACAAAGCCAAGGATTCGATTCCAAAGCATATAGATTATCGAGATGAATTGGTAAAGACCACTGATGCTTTGAAGGTATTAGAGGATGCCGGCCTCGATGCTAAAACTAAAAATCAATATTTGAAAATGGTAATTTCTAAGATGGTGTACGAACGAGATCCGAACGTACGAATATCAAAAGAGAACGCTGAGAAATATGGATTCGAAGTATCAAAAGGTTTACGCTACCACACTCCCCCTTATAAGATAACGATCGAGCTTAAGTGTGACTAATTTAGGGCACATTTAAGCCCGTACTCATAGGGATATACATGATACCGATGGCTTGATGCCAATCCATTTTGAAGTTAAAAAGAAGAGGCCCTGTCATAGTGACGGGGTCGTTTCTTTTTTTGATCATAACTCTGGTTTCCAATACTTTGGGTTCTTTGCTTCTTCTTTAACTTGTGCCTTTAGTCTTCTAATCTCATCATTAAGCCCTTCGTTAAGCTCCTGATTTAATTTATCTAAAGTGATTAAAGTCTTGATGAATTTCTTAATACCCATAATAAACTCCTCCTTTGTTTTTCTCCATAATAGGCCCTGTTATTCTCGCGGATAAAAAGAAGAGGCCCTGTCATAGTGACGGAGCCTCTTTCTTTATTCAATTATGAGGAATTGCTTTTTCGAGATCGCTAATTCTATGATTCGCTACGGAGATTTCTTCATCAACAACAGCGTCATGCTTTTCAAGCTTATACACGCGATCGATGACCTTATTGTGCGTTTCAACTTTTTTCTCAAGCTGTCCAATTCGATAATTGGTCAGCTTACTCGCAGCCAAGATTCCGAAGAGAGAGCCAAGGACAGTGCCGAGAAAAGATAGCAATGCAACAATCATTGTTTCACTCATCCTTATGATCCCCGCCTTTCTTCATCTCCTCAATCTCACCATATGCTTTGCGCAAGTGAGATCGTGCAACCGCCATCGCTTCTACTGCATCGCCAGCAACATAAATCGATGAGATTGCTTTGAACGCTTCATTGATGTGATTCTGGATCTCATCCATTGGAAACACCTCCTACTATTAATATTTGATTTCGCCATTGACATAAACGTTTCCATCTGGGGTATTTATGAAAACATGTTTTGAGCTAACAGATATACTAGCCGATCCAGCTTGCATTCTTACACCACTATCGGTAACGATTATGTATTTATCGCTTACTGCATAGCTGGATGGGTCCCAAGAATAAGCCAATGCAACGCCATAAGTTTCAGTCGTAGAACCGTCATTATTTGCTACGGAACCTTTAGCAGAACCCATATAACCCGTAGCCCAACCATTAGCGCCCATCGTTTGGAATGTACCATAAACTCTGATATCATTTCCCTCGATGGTTGGAGATTGAATAGTTGTCGCGTCAATGTACGTACTTTTAATATAGTCAGGAACGGTGTTCGAAGCGGCTATACTTTTAGCTTCATTAGCAGTGGATTGCGCCGAACTTGCAATACTAATCGCAGCATTCGCATTGCTATTTGCACTATCTATGGAGTTTTGGACACTATTGGAAAGATCGCCAAAGCTTATTGCCCCAGTCAAATTCAAATACTGCGCATCGATTTTACCAGTCTTAATACAACCGCCATCGATGGTTGTTGTTCCATTTGACAATCCATTCGTGAATGTCGTAAGGCCATTGACTGTAACACCAAGACTGTCAATTCTAACGCTCACATCATCGACTCTAGCGAGAATGGAATCTTCACCAATCTTAACCTCGGCACGACTCGGTGGAGGATCGGTCAAGTTACCAGTAATGGTTGCAGAGTGGTTCTTAAGGCTAACCGAAACTCTGTCGCCAGTTTTCACACTTGCAGCACCATACTTGTAATTTGTAATGTTCCCTTCATCGTCTTTTTCGATGACTGTTGTTACAGGAGTAATTTCCGATGACCCATCGAACTTTACGCAGAGCATATCCTCGTATTGGAGAACCTCTCCATAAAGCGTAGCCTCATCTACTCGACTTTCTTTCTGGTCATTGGTGATTTTAGCAAACTGAGAGATTAGTTCATTCGATAATCCCATATTGCATCACCTCCATAGCTTAGCAGTGAATACTGCTTTTTCAGTAACGGGACAACCGGGCTCGCACTTAATCGTCTGGCTGATGACTTTCGCCTTAATGTCTGTGATACCGGCTCTTGTATAGTTCAGACGGACACAATCACCTAACCGAACTGGACAATAACCGTGCGTATACGTCACAGTGTACTCTAAGACAGATAGCTCTCGAAGAAGCTGCTTCGCATAATCCGCAACCTGACTTTCAGTCGGATCGCCAACCAAATCAGGATTGCTGACTCGATGAATGATCTCCCGGCCTCTTTTGACAGTGGAAGTTACGCTATTAGGGTCATCATTGACGGCTCTAACAAAATAGTAACCAGCGCCATTCGAATGAATGACTTCCACGACATTCGGAATTCCATAGAGATCTCTATCCACAGTAATGTCTGGATAAAGAATCGAACTGTTATCGTCATTGTAAGTCCAGACCGGTTGCAGTGAAGCAGTATCTTGTTTCGGCGAGAAAAGGATACGACCCATCTCATCAAGTGCGAATTCATACTGAGCGTTGGCAATCAAATCCTTAAGGAATGTCAGCCAGGTGTCATCCGTACTCGCAACAAAATCCATAGCGATGGGTGTACCGCATTCCGCTTTGACGACTGGAGCACGCGCACGCTCTCGAGTTAAACGATATGCAATATCCATAGCACATGAATTTTTGAATATCGAGTAACCGAGAGGAGGCGGACTTTCTTTAAGCTCAATCAAGGGTGTATACGCATCAACTGAGATGTTCTGCAGTTTACCATTGAAGCTTAAAGAAGGTGTCTGGACGAGATGAGTACCTAAGGGATGCCTCTCTCGAATTCCATTTTGAATTGTAACGAGGTAAGTTCGGATGTACGATTCACCGATGGATTCGGTCATATCGATTGTGGCTGAACCAAGCGTTTCGGCTTCCGAATCTCTTTGGATGGTGCATGATTTAACTTTATCTAGCAGTTTAATGTCTTTCCATGTGGCTGGATCGACAACATAATGCTCGAAAGTTTGCTGCATTGATGATAACCAATCAGGCATATCATACGCCTCCTTCCACTCTTGCAATCTCCAATGTTACTGGGATTACGGTCTCGAGATGCTTCCGGCTAAATGACACAACGACATTCGCCCAATAGCCACTTCCAGAAGGTTCTCGAACGTAAACATCTCCCATCCAATTGGATAGCCGTCTGAGCGCATAGAGTGTTTCGGAATCCGTCTTAGCGATGTCCATGTTCCAAGTTGATGTCTCACCACGCTGAGTTCCATAGTAACTGATTGGATTCATTCTACCTATATACTCGACAAGTTCAACATCAGGCTGATGGGAATCTGAAATGTCGATGTTGTACGGCAATTTCAGCATTGAGCCTGTCCATGGAATCTCATCGATTTCACCAGCTTCTTCTCCGCTATGGAAAGACGACCATGCTTCATTCCATTGAAGAATGACAGAATTCCCGTTAACCGGGTATCCGGGAGGATCATAGTAACTAATTGCACCAGTAGCCTTAGTCATAGCCACGATTCTATATCGTGCGTAGTCTAATGCAGGATGCGGGTCAGTTACATATGCATTCTTGACATTCTCAATGTCTCTAATGATTTCGGTGAATCTTCCATCAAACTCTTTACGGTAGACAGATAACGTAACATCAGGAATCGGATTTCCATACTCATCTTCGCAATACGGTCTGATGAAGGCGGACCAAGTTTTCTCATCGATACCTATTTCGGCATTCGGCGGATACTGTTCGTCAGTCCAGCTTACTGTAAATCGTGCGGATGCATCTGCTGTCAATCCCGAATCCATCGAGACGGTACAAGCGACAAGATACTCGACGTTATTCTCGAGATCAACATCATTGGCAGAAATGTCAATGCTCAATTGCTCCGAGATGTCAAAGTATTCCGAGTATACGGTCTCGCCTTTGTTAACCATTTTGACGTTTCCGATATGATCCGTGGTCTCATAAGCTTCCTGGCTGATGATCGAAAGATGATACCCAATCGGAGTCTGCGTATTCGGTCCTGCAATGCCAGTTACATGCATCGGGAATGAAAGCAATTCTTCAATTGTGGCTCCGCTCTGGTCTGTGATACTGATAGACAAGGAAGGCGGTGCATACACATTCACGACTCTCTGAACAGACCAGTCGCTATATGCATCAATGATGCCTCTTGTACGAACACGCCATAGGATTTTAAAACCTTCGGGATAAGCTGACGTATCAATCTTGTACGAACTAACCTTATCTTTCTCGTCCTCATCGGTAGAGTTTTGGATTGTTTTGGTTGTCATAGTACCATTGATGTTCAGCTCAAGTTCGGCATAGGTCTGACTGGAGCCATCTTCGGAATTGTGAACCCAATACAGAATTAACTCATCGCCGGTGATTGCAGTCGTCGTAGAAGACCAAGTCGTCGGTGCAGCAGGCTTCGTGCCGATAATGACGGACTTCGCACTACTCCATTCGGAACTTCCTTGCTCGTTCGTTGCCCTTACCCGGAAGAAGTACTGCTTACCAGACTCAAGACCCGTTAACGTGTAACTTGTTTTCTGGGTACTGACTTTACTAGTTGCATTCGAGTCATCGAAATAATCTTCATTCGTAGTGTACTCGATATCATAGCTAGTAGCAGTATCCACTCCAGCCCACTGAAGATAGACCGAAGTTGCTGAAGTAGCTCGGCATTCAGTAATTCCGGCCGAAGCCGCAGGTTTTGTTTCGCTTCCATCCGACCAGTTATCAGACCATTCGCTTTCTCCAGAAGCGCCGATAGATTTTGCTCTTACGACGTAAGTTTTTCCTGGCGTTACTGTGCAAGAATAGGATGCACGACCTTGCACAATTGGGATGTCCGGCGATATGCTATACGCGGTTGTCGAACCCTGTTCTGCGACCCAGAAACGAATGTGTGTAGCATTCTCCAGATCCAGATTAGTCAATTCGGCAGTGAGCGTATAGTCTTTCATCGTCACTGTTGGAGACGGAGGTATCTCCGGAAGGTTAGAGCTAAACCAATATGTTTTCTTGGTCGACGCCGTAGCCGTCCAGAGAGCAACCTCCTTGTTGTTAACCTTCTTGGTATTTGCAACTGGCGTGACAATGACTGTAACGTGAGTCGCATACTCAGGGGGAGTAAACGTAGCATACTGGTATTTAGTAGTTGTATCCTCACGAGCTGCAATACCGACACCCCATGAATAATACCACGTTACTTTATACTCTTTTGTAGTGCTATGCTTACTCCATGTCCACCCAGCATAAACGGTTCGCCTTGTGGTCGTCACAAGTCCCATTCGATCAACGGTGGCCTGATTTGCGACGGTTGTGTTTGTCGGAGTAGGTGTATCTCCGCTAACGGTAATAACCTGACCAACATAAATGATGTTTCTGTTGGTAATCTGAGGGTTTAATGTCAGAAGTTTATTTACCGTCGTTCCATACTTTTGAGCAATTTTGGAGAGTGTATCTCCATATACAACAGTATGAGTCATAGTACTTACACCCTCCTTTCAATCTTAGCTGCACGAACCAGAGTCTCAATCGCCTCTGCAACCTCGCTACCAGCGTCATATGTAATTCCGCCAATGCTATAAGACGGTTTACTAATGCCATTAAGATCTTTATGGACCTTATCAATAGCCGAAATGATGCCATCATTATTTCCATTTTGACCTCTGCGACGCATCATTAAGCTGACAGAACTAACATTGGAGCCAATGTCGATAGAACGATTCTTACCGAACATATCGCTAATCGCCGCAACGCCAGTCTTAACGTTGGCGAGGTCAACAACAGGACGAATCGTCGGCTGAACATCCATATCACCATCAATTTTATTCTTGATCTGACTAATGGCGTTACTCAAACCAACTCTAGCTTGATCGGCCATCTCATGACTCGTTTTGTAAGCCTTCTGGCCATAATCTCCAATCGCATTCACGAATCCAAGACCGAAGTAGTCACCAATCTTATAGGCTTCTTTCGACGGAGAGTTTTCATCAAGCGCATCTTCCGCGGCTTGAAGTGCTGCATTAGCCATTGCGATTGCTTTTGCCTGGGCCTTAAAAGCATTATCGCTAATGCCATTTGCAAATCCTTCGACCAAGTAATTACCTGCATTGTAGAAGTTGCTTCGCTGAAGTTTAATACTCGAAACCGCAGACTGAAGGGCATTCGTGAATGCCGTGGTAATCGTGGATGTTTTACTGGAGATACCCGAGACGAAAGATGTTATGATGGCTGCTCCAGAAGAATTGAACGCACCTTTCTTAGAAGTGATCGTGTTGATGGACTTATCCATGGCTTCTCTCACTTTAGAAACGATCGCAGAGAGACGGGAATTAATGCCATTTGCCAAAGCATCCGAGAGGGAAGATCCGACGTTTTTGAATCGGCCAGTCGCATTCTGGATAGGAGTGACAATCTTATTGACCAGTTCGTTTCCAAATTTACCAAGGGAGGCGCTAACGGAGTCGATGGATGCCATATTCTTAATTGAATCGGTAAGGCTTCTCATGCCACTACTGATGCTCAAGAAGTTGGTCTCAGAAAGTTTCTTTGCTGCAGACGAGATGGTCTGAAGGCCATTGGCGGCGACAGAAACATCGGGAACACCCGAAAATGTAGTCACACCATTGGCAAGTCTTGTCAAGTCATCTCCCAAATTCTTAGGGATTGATACATTTTTCCATTTCTTAACGGAATCAGCTAATGTGCCAAGCGGTCCAGTGATCGCACCCAAACTCCATCCGCCAATGAATGCCCAACTAAATGCAACAACACCATCAGATAGTGATTTGAGATCTTTTCCAAGATCATCCGGAATGGATACACCTTTCCATTTCTTGACCGAATCAGCAAGATTGCCAAGTGGACCAGTAATCGCACCGAGAGACCAACCCCCAACAAATGCAAAAGTAAAAGATCGAATTCCACTAGCCAATCGCTTGAGTCCATCTCCGAGATCTTCTGGAACAGAAACGCCATTCCACTTCTTGACAGAGCCAGCAAGATCGCTGAGAGGGCCAGTAATTGCACCGAGAGACCATCCGCCAGCGAATGCAAAGCTAAATGCTTTGACACCAGAGGCGATCTGCTTCAGTCCATCTTCGAGACCCTCGGGAATCGTAACAGTTGACCATTTCTTGATAGAATCAGCCATTTCTCCAACGCCAGGAGCAGCAGCCGACAATGCACCAGCACCCAAACCAGCAAAGGTGAATTTCTCGATGCCAGAAGCCAAAGTGGACATCTTTTCCACAAGACCATCAGGAATCGTGACGCCAGTCCATTTCTTGACAGAATCTGCGAGAGTGCCGAGGGGCTCAGCCGCAATCGCCAGTGATGCCGCTCCAATTCCACTAAATGTGAAAGTCGAGATCGCCGTAGCAAGGGCAGCAAGTCTGAGACCAAGACCATCCGGAATAGTTACTCCAGTCCATTTCTTAACAGAATCGGCTAGTTTGCCAAGAGGCTCAGCAACTGCAGAAATTGAAAGGGCACCAAGACCGGAAAGTGTATTCAGCACACCGCCAAGGGCAAGTTCGCCAAGGGCGCCACCCATTGCGCTAAGCCCCCTACTGATTTCGTCCCAGGACATTTCACCAAACTTCTTAAACGCATCAGCAAGATCACCAAGACCCTGTACAGCAAGAAGAATAGCTCCACTGCCAAGTAATGCAGGGAGACCCGCAAGAGCGCCAAGCGCACCAGTTATACCCGCAACCTCAAGAAGAGCACCGCCCATTCCGACAAGACCTCTTCCAATCTCATCCCAGGACATAGTGCCGAAGCTCTTAAATGCACTGGCGAGATCAGCAAGACCTTGAATCGCAAGAAGCAAAGCACCTGCGCCGAGAAGCCCAGAAAGTCCAGTGAGAGCCCCAAGTACGCCGGTTATAGCACCAACTTCGAGAAGGGCACCGCCCATTCCAGCAAGACCACGACCAATCTCATCCCAAGTCATTCCAGCGAATCGTTTAAACGCATCGGCAAGATCTGCAAGACCTTGAATCGCAATAAAGATGGCACCTGCTCCGAGAATACCGGAGAAACCAGTGAGAGCACCAAGTGCGCCAGTTATAGCGCCAACTTCGAGAAGAGCGCCACCCATTCCAGCAAGTCCGCGACCAATCTCATCCCAAGACATGCCGCCAAACTTCTTAAGAGCTTCTGCGAGATCGTCAAGCCCTTGGACAACCATAAGAATTGCGCCCGCAGCAAATATGCTAGAGAATCCAGCAAGTTTACCAAGAAGACCAAGTACAATTCCTAATTCGCCAAGGGCACCGCCCATTGCAGCAAGACCACGCTTAATGGTATCCCAAGACATTTGACCAAATTTCTTGAGCCCATCGGCCATCTTGCTAAGGGACTGTACGGCAATAAGAATACCCAAACTACCAAAAATGGATTTACCACCGCCAAACTTATTCAGAAGCGACATCGCCACGACAAGCTCGGCAAGAGCACCACCCATTCCGACGAGTCCCCTTCCGATCTCATCCATAGACAATTCGGAGAATTTCTTAAGTGCATCAGCAAGAATACTGCAACTAGCTGCCAGTGCGACCATTGCGATACTGGTGCGAAGACTAATCTTGGTCTTATCGATAATTTTTAGGCCAAGAGACAGTTCCAACAAACCGCCACCAAGTGCAATAAGTCCCTTAGCAATATCGGCAAGAGACAAATCAGCAAGCTTTTTCATAGCACCAGCAAGAATTGCAACTGCTGCCGCGACAAGGACTAGCGACACTCCGGCTTTCACTAATCCCGTCGATCCAAGCCCACTCAAGGTCTTAGAAATCGAACTCATGGTGATGCTCAGCATTCCAAGCATTGCTCCGATTGCGGCTAAAGATTTTACGATTTGGCCAACATCAAGTTTAGAAATAGATCGCATTGCCGCCGAAAGAATCCCGACCGCTATTGCAATACCGACAATCGATGAAACTTTAATACCATCTTGGAATGAAACCAAAGTCTCATGAATCGAATCTAATACTTCACCAAATTTACCTTTGATGCCTCCATTATCGTCTTTACCGCCAAATAACTTTTCGAGTGCTTCTTTTATTGTTCCAATGAGGCCAGAAAATTTCTTTGCAACAGCAAATATACCACCGCCTGCGAGACCAGCGAAAATATCGCCAGCAGAAACATTTTCAGAGATCCAACCGAATACAGTTTTGAAGGCTTCCCAGATTTTACCCGCTACTTTCTTAACGGTCTCACCAACAAATGAGAATACATCTCCAAAACCTTCCATGTGCTCAGTAGCTCCAGAAACAAAACTAGAAATACCAGACACAATTTTGGACAGGACCCCAGACAAACCGTCGGAATCAAATCCTTCATTCAAAGAGGTAAAGAAATCACCAATACTTGCTGCAGCAGTAAGGAGGAGATCCCCAAGACTGGAGACGCCATCGGCGTTAAACAGTTTTGCGATTGCTTGCGCAACACTCCCAAGAATCTTTCTAAAAATATCGAAAACAGAGAAAATGCCTTTAAATGCGCGTCGTACTTTATCGGCCGATTCTTCACTCAAGATAAGCTTTTTGGTAAAGTTAGTAAAAGCATCTGCTATTTTCTTCACACCAGATGTATCAACCGTGTTAAATACTTCTGTAAAAGCTTTTGCAATCGGTTTTACAATAGTCAAAAGGCCTTTAAAGACGTTAATCAATCCTTCACCGATTGCTTTTCTGAGAACATCGACATTGGTAAATACATCTTTGAAAATATCTTTTAACTTAGCTGCAGTCTCACCGCTAATGATGAATTTCTTAGTGAAATCACTAAAAGCAGTAGTTATCTTTGCCAAATCTTCCGGCTTCATCATCTCAAACACTTCGGAGAATGCATCTTTGATAGGTTTTGCGATCGCAATGATTCCCTTGAAAGCATTCGTAAGACCTTCGCCAACAGCATCCTTAACGAGTTTGAGATTTGCAAAGACATTCTTAAAAACATTCTTTACTTTCTCAGCAGCCTCTCCGCTTAATGAGAGTCCTTCCGTGAACTCTTTCAAACGAGTTGTAAAGTCATAGATTCTCGAACCAAGATCGTCATTAGGGAAGATTTCCAGAAAAGCTTCTTTGATCGGCTTGACAACGCTCATAAAAGCATTGGCCGAATTAAATAAAGCATCGATGAGATTTTCACGTCCGGAAGGTTTAATGATCTTCTCAGCGAATTCGTCCATGGAAATGCTTCCGTCTTTAAGACCGGCTTCCAGCTTCTCAAGAGTGACCATCATCTCGCTTGTATAACCAGATGCAGCTCGCTCTTCTTGGGACATCCCACGAATTTTATCAGCAAGACCAGTTACCGATTCGGAGAGCATATCAGAAGTTAGTGTTCCTTCTTTAAGACCTTTCTTCAAAGCCTTAGAGAAAGAACCTTCCTCTTCAATCATCTTATCGAATGCGACACCATGTTCTTTGGCGACATTTTGAATTGACTCTTTATAGCCTTCCTCGTCGCCAATTCCCAAATCAAGAAGCTGTTTCCAGCCGGAAGACAAACCCTCAGACAAGAATTGATTTCGAGCGTCAGACATACCCTGAAGAAATCCACCGATACCATCAGACAGACGAGTCAAGAAATCAGTCGCTTCCTCGAAGTCACCAACGATAATTTGCCAAGTTGATGTCCATCCGGACTGTGCCGCTTCTTTAAGCGTGTCCCATAACTGACCGAAAGTTCTGACTTTAGTGGCCGCATCCTCCGCAGTTTTGGCCATGTTAAGAGCATCTTCAATTTCTTGCTGATTCTTACCAGACTTCTCAGCCAATGCTTTTGATGCATATTTAATCGCATCTGCTTCGCCATACTGGGCTTCGGCAGAGTCAAGAGCGGCTTGAATGGCATCAACGGATAAACCGGTATACTCTGCGACGTATTCATTCGCACCCGATGTCGTAAACTTCTTCAAGGTCTCAGTAAGAACTTGAGAAGTAAGCCATCCTTCGGACAAAGATTCTCTAAAGGAACCTTTGGCTTTGATCGCTGCTTCAGCGCCTGTCTTAAGCTCTTCTGATGTCTTTTTAAGCGCATTCTGGAAGATCTCACCGCCCATACCAGCGTTTACAACCGAGTTCCAGTCCATCAGCTTGACAGTACCAGCAGCCAATGCCTGGGAAAGCTGATACATCGCTGTTGAAGCCTGTTGAGACGTTGAACCTGATACGGCTGCCAAGTTAGCGATACCCTGAATGGCACTTACCGATGTCTTCAGGTCAATACCGGCTGCCGTGAACGTACCGATATTACGAGTCATCTCAGTGAAATTGTAAATCGTCTTATCGGCGTAATGGTTCAATTCATCTAGGGCTTTGTTGACATCATTCAGCGTACTACCTTTGCTCTGGGTGTTCGCAAGAATCGTCTGGATTGCGCCCATCTGAGTCTCGTATTCTTGAAAACCAGTCATAACCGGTTCGAGAGTAAGCGCATTTACAATTCGTTTACCAGCATTAACAGCAGAATTTGTGATGTTTGCAAGGGCGGTTACACCGATAACCTGAAGAGCAGAGAACTTAGTTCGAACTGTATCGACTGCCGAACCGAGGCCATTCATACTGATGCCTTTTGCAGCATTTCCAAGTTCAGAAAGACCTTTTGCAGCTCCCGACAGGTTCAGACTACGTTTAAGCTTATCAAGAGTCGACATGCTGGTTGATACATTCCGTTCGAATTGGCTATTATCAAACTGCATTTGTACGACTCTTTCGTCGACAACTTTACTCATAGCTTAGTAACCTCCCTCCATGCGTCATTTGCCATGGCATCAAAAAGAGGCTGAATAGCAGGATTAATATAGTCTCGTCCTTCTACCCAGCCTCCAGTGCCAGTTCCATGGCCATACTGCAAAATGATGGCGATTGGAACTCCATTTTGAATATTTGAGTTATGAAATGAAATTGCCACCGAATTCTTCGTGCGTCTGATTTCGTAATACCACGAAGACGCGGTAAGGCCACTATCAACCGGTGTCGCAGACGCAAGGGCGGCAACTCCTGCTCGACCAAACTTGTCGAGATCGCTGAGATGAACTTTCCCCTTTACTCTTTGCAAGTAATTGGTGAGTTTAGAGAAATCACCCTTTTGTCTGAACGTGATCATCTACAACTCTCCTTTATTTAACCAGTTCATTTACTTTTTTCTGAACTTCATCAGGATTGTAACCGGCTCGTTTCAAAGCATTTCTTCTTGCAACGCCAACGCCCCACTTACCAGCGATAACTTCTTTTGCGATCACGGCGATCGAAGACTTCTTGGCTCCAAGAAGTTCGTTTACTCTCTTCTGAACTTCATCATAGTCATAGCCAGCCTTAGTCAGCGCTGTCTTTCGAATCGCGCCATAACCCCATGCACCACGAATAACTTCTTTTGCGATAGCGTCGACGGTCTTCTTCGTAGTCTTTACAGGAGTAGATGTAGCATCATACTTAGGACGAGCGAATCCTCGGATGTAACCCCATCCGACATTGATAGTACGACGGCCAACTGCTTCGCTCATGTTACCTTCGATAACGATGATCGTATTAGCATACTGCTGCTCAACAATACCGATATGATCGGCGTAGCCATCATTGGGCTGAGTTTTCTGATCCCAGTTATAAAGAATGATGTCGCCAGGCTTCGGTTTAACAGTCCCATCTTCAATCCAAATGCCTTTCTTCTTGAAGATTGCAATATGCCGTTCGCAACCAACCTCAGTGCCAATCAAATCGACAGCACCTGCTTTAATCGCACAAGCAGATACGAAGCAGTCGCACCAAGGATCAGTGGTCTTAATTTTATAGTTGTTGGCCAGAGGCTTATGGGAATTGTAAGTGTCGAGAATCTCTTTGAACTTGCCGTTCTTTTCAGAACATCCAACCCATTTCTGGGCAACACGAATGAGATCATTAGCTGTTACGCCCATGTTAATTTCCTCCTTTATTCTCTGTATCTTCTTTCACAACCTGAAGCTGTTTTAATGTTTGAATGACTTTATCGTATCCAACTGTAGACACCAAAAAGCCAAGGTACATAAGTACTGCGATTTCGACTCCTATTTTAATCGACAGCACTACATCATTCATGATCAAATATCCGGCGCAAACGCAACCGGAAAGAATTGTTGAGAAAATTGCTGCCAAAACATTGGATGAATATTTCACGTTACTCTCATCCAATAGCTTCTTGATGCCTTCAACAGTAAGATTTGTGAGAAGAGATACAGCAAGAAGCGCGCTAATCATAAAAGAAATAGACAATGTTATTCCTCCTGTTCTTGACCGACTGATGCTAATCCATTCAGTCTGTCTTCTCTCTTTTCGAAAAATGTTTCAAATAGGGCTTTTAGGAAATAGCCAAGCATAACGCCAACAATGACAGTCGCAATTTGACTGGACAGTGTTTCGGCGATCTGCTCTTTTCCCAAGAATGCAAGAAGATAGGAAAGCTGCAAATCGATCAAGCAGACTGCCAAAATAAGTGTCACGGCTTTCTTTGAATAGGTCTTAAGCCATCCCTTGGTGATTTTTTCTTGCTTCTTTTCCTTCACATTTTCACCCCCTGCTATTCATTTGTCTTCTCCGAAGAGAATTTAATTCTGCATTTCTACGCATGATCTCACCTTTACTCATCTTTTTAGGCGGATTCGTCTTTGCAATTCGAACCTTGATTAAAGTAATCAATCGATTCAGATGCCATTTCTGACATTCGAATGGGATCTGCAGTTCGATCATCCAATGATAGATGAGCTCCGATGTCACCACTTCGCTATTAAACTTAGAGCCTCTAGTATCTCTAACAGTTGTAGCAGTCATCGGCGCACTAATATACTTAACGATTTCGTCAATGTTCTCTTTTGTCAGACAATCGTATATTTCTGGCTTTACATTTGGTGTGATAACCATGCACTTTATATAATCGAGTATTTCCTCATCGGTTAACTCTTTCTGCGAAAGGAAGGCTTTACACCATTTAGCCTCCCATTTCGAAAGAGAGATGAGAGAATGCTCTAACTGAAGCACGGTTGTTTTGGAATTGATAAACTCCTCTTTTTCTTCATCCCATTGTTCTGGAATAAGAGTCACTACAAGCTGGAGCATTCTCATCACCTCTAAATATCATTACTCGATCGGGAGTACTGCCGGGGCAGTTTTACTTGCTTTCTTTTCGGGAATATTCGGGATGATATGGTTAATGAAGTCCGAAGCAGCATCTGCGTTGGTGACCAGTTCCATGTACAGATCCGAGTAGGCCTCCGTTGCCATGAACGCATCCAGATCTTCCTTTCTCTTGACAAAACCTCTGCCGTCAGGGGTCTTAACACCATAAGATTTCTGAATCATGTCTTCAAAAATCGTGATGAGAGAGGGAACATCCTGTGCCGCAATGATTCGTTCGATCATCTCAGACATGCCGCCAGTTGTGGTCATCTCCATGCGAGTGCATTCGGCTCTGGTGAGGTTAAAATAAAAGTCCTCAGTGCGGGTGTTGCCATTGAAATCGGTGTAAGTCATAGTTTTCTTGTACATTGAAATATTCTCCTTTCAAATTTAAAAAGGAGTCGCCAGCCTAACTGAATACGACTCCTAAAAATACGTTTTTAGACCTTAGACGGTCTTCATCGTCTGAGCGACTTCGTCAGGCAGAGGCAGACGAGGTTCGACCTCAGCATCGCCATACAGGATTTTCTCCAGGGCCGCGAGCTTTTCAGCATCAACCTTGGTGGAATCGATAACGATACTTGCAGTAGGCTTGAATCCGGTAACATTCACAGGAGTAGTGCTGAACTCCCAAGAGAACGTGATTGCCTCAGGGCTATCATTGATAGTCGCGTAAGACTTCTCAGAAGGGGAAGCCAGAGCGCCATAAATCAGATGAAGCTTATAGCCATGCGCATTGCTCTCGACATCATTGCCAAGAGTGGTCCGATAGCACAGACCAAAGACCTTACGAGCCTGCTGACCGATGTACACACCAGCAGTAAGAGCAGCAGAGCCATCGCACTCGGCGAACTCATCCGGATAGGTATAAGCCTCGATCGTGCCGCCAAGCTCTTCGGTAGACATCAGGTTCAGATACTTGATATCATCCGCATACAGAGGGGTAGCTTCAGCACCAGAAGGAGACTCGGTAACGGTGGTAAGACCATTCCAAGCCACACCCTTAGGATAAGTACCCTCAGCAGAAATAGGATACAGAACACCCTGTTTTACACCAGTTTCATACAGACGTTCGCCAGTCTGGTCCCAAACAAGTTTAGACATATTGTTGTCCTCCTTTAAAAGTATAGTGTAAAGACATCATGATTGAGGTTGTCCGACTCGTAATGCCTATCAAAACTACAGTAAGGAAGATCTATAATCTTCTCTACAAATTTACTATCAGGATTCTTGTCAATAAGAATCACTTCATAGCTCGGTAGTTTTCGATAAGGCCCATCATTCGCAGACCTCTTCTCGATGTCTTTTCGTGAATAGACGATTGCTGGATATCGCATTTGTACTGACGAAGGGGGCTGAAAATACACGTTACGGCTGCCTAAGATTTTCTCTAATTCAGCCTGAAGGTCAAGTCTACTCGACATTTGTATACAAGCCTCCTATCGCCAGAATTAGTCTAGGATAGTTTACTTCGACATTATAAATCTTCCATAAACTACCCATAAACTCGATGTAACGCATCGCATGAAAATTCTGAATGGCATATGGATCAGCCACGATGCTGATTTCCATAGATACGTTAATGTTGTCATTTACTTCGCCGGAAGATTCGAGCTTCCGTGTATTGCGAACTACATCGCCATAGTAATGACGCTCGGTAATCTTTTCTTCCCAGACTCCGGGCACGGTCTCTACTTGCTCAGCATAACCGACTTTACCAAAGTATTTAGCCATTTTGAATTTTCACCTCGAATTATTACGCCTTGGTCTTCATCTCGATGCTGATTGCAGAGAACGGCTTGATCAGAGCGCCGGAGCAACGAGTTTCGATCAAGTACTTCTGCTGGTTGTAGTCGATGTCGAAATCATCGAACATGTTGATTGCGCCACCCTTGTCGGCACCGACATTGTAGTCGTTCAGGTTAACGATGATACCCAGCAGATCGAGATCGTTACCCTCGTCATCCTTACGAGTCAGACCTTCCATAACAGGAACAGTGATGATAGAGCTGACACGAAGAGCAGTGCGAAGCTTCTCTTCAGTATCGTAAATGACACGGCCGTTCATGTCTTCGAGAAGCAGGCAGTCGGTCAGGAAGTCCTCAGTGGTATACAGAGCCGGGTTACCCGAACCCTTGTAGTTCTTACGAGACTTGATGATGGCACGGATTGCTGCCTTGGCCTTCTGGTCAGGAGTCGCCGCGGCGTCAACTTCAATAGTGGCCTTGATGTTGTAGAGATCCTCATCCTTCCAGATCGGGCGGATGTTGGACTCGTTGATCTTGTCATCGCTGGAAGCCAGGCGGCCGTCGCCAACAAGGATCGCGCGAGCGATTTCCTCATCCAGCATCATGCGCATCTCGGACTTCAGCCATGCGACAACGTCGAAATCGGTGATATCGATCACATCGTCACGGTCGAGCTTCTGCTTTTTGTAGATCGTAGTCGGAGTGGTCGTACGCTTCAGCAGACTGAAGACTTCTTCCTTCTTCAGCTTGCCCTTGATGTAACCCTTCGCACGAGCATCGTCTTCCGTGATGTCTGCGAAGCTGGACTTGATACGGGAGAACGGGGTGTGATGGACGCCGGACATGACCTTCTGGACCCAGCCCATCTCACGCTTGATGAACTCAGGCGGGTTGTTCAGGCTCTTGGGTTCGGGGAACAGAGTTTCGATTTCCTTGATGCCATACTCTTCAGCATGAGCCAGGAAGCTTTCCTTCAGGCTGCCATAGCGCTTACCATCGGCGATGATGGTCTCCATCGCATCGTGGCTCAGGACATTCTCCTGGTTTTCGGTATCATTGTCAAAAACATTGTGTTTCATTTCTTCGTCTCCTCCTTCAGAATTATTGTTATCTTCGAGTGCCTGACCAATCATAGCATAGACAACTGTCTTCTGCTCTTCGGTCATGGAATTAAATACATCGGCGACTGTCTTTTCTCCGCCTTCATTCGCTTTGGGTTCTTCAGCCATTTTAGTATCCTCCTTCTTTTCTCCAGCATCGGCATGCTTGAGCTCTTCGTCTTCAGGCTCCTTCGGATCTTCTGCAGATTCCGAATGACTAAGGGTGATATTCTCACCAGTGTAGATGATGCCTTCTTCATCAGATTCCTCACCATGTTTGATGATGGATTCGATAAATGCGCCAGGATTAGCGCCGGCAAGGACGAGGCTCAATTCACGAATGTTGCCATGCATGACATTGGGCCCCTGCTGCTTAAGCTGATTTGCGTAAATGGACAGGGCATTTACATCGCCATGCTGAACGAGAAGCTTTGCAGTTCGACCGCTTTCTGTGTCGTTAAACTTGCAATAGGCATACACGCCTTCATCACGGTTCTCAAGCACCGCATGTCCAAGAACTTCATTGGGATCGCTATGCTGATGGTTCCAAACAAGCGGAACCTTCTGACCGTCATTACTCTTGAAAGCATCTTTACGGATGATTCGTCCATCAGAGCACTTCAGGTCATTGCGCGTTGCCCATCCGCTAAAATCAAAATTTTCCATTTTGACTTTCTACCTCCTTACTTTCCATACTTTCGATTAACATATGTCATTCCAGTATCAGCAACGGTGGCCACAGCATTAGCTGTTAAAGCAAGATTACCAATCTTTGAAATCGAGTTCGTAACCCTTGTTACCGTTGCGAGATTGGCACCTTTAGCTATAGCTGTTGCGCCAAGAACAGCACTACCAACCACTGCTGCTTTAATTGCAACACCGCGAGCAACGCCCTTACCTACGGATTTCACATACGACTTATTATTAGCCGCTCGTTTCTTATCGTAGTATTTTCTTCCGGCATTCTGTACACTCTTACCGACTTTGGTATTGGAAGCTTTAGTAGCAATTTCAGAACCTTTCGCATAGACTTTTGAGCCTTTGATTCTACGACCGGTTCGGCCAATCGTTTCATATAACTGGGCTTTTCTATGTCCCCATCTCATTCCGGGAACGCCATAATGGTAAAGTTCATCCGAGTAGACCGAATAGTTATATGCCCACATATTCTCACCTCTCTTCAAACTCTTTTAAAAGTTCACTCATTGGCATATCAAGTAACGATGCGGAATCTTCCGAAGAAGAAACATTTTCGTCATCAGCAAGCCCATTCGTTCCCTCTTCAGCATCCATCGGATTGACCTCATCTACTGGATTCATTGCATTAGTGCCTTCCTCAGGATGGTTAAGATTACTATTGATCAATTGGTCAGCCTTTGGATCGCTAGACGGCTTCATGCCAACGATCTGACGAAGCTCATTACTCGTCATAATCTCATTACGAGTGAACTTATCAGCGATTTCGGCGATGTCATTAACCGGTACGAGCTTGAACGGGTCTCTGAAGAACATGATTGATTGATGCTGGGTTCTGGCAGTCTTGCTCAGGAATTTACGCTTCATCTCATCGGTAATTGCGGCGATAATCGGCTCGATGGTACGTGTATAGTAATTAAGCATCGTCTTATCGTCGGCGGTACCATCAAGAATTGTCTGCGTAATTCCAAGCTGGCTGAACAGAAGGTTTGTAAGGTATTCAACCTGCTTCATCAGATTATTATCAAGAGAACGATTCAACTGTGTGATCTTCTCGGTACCATCTGTGTAAGCAATACCATACTTACTTCCAGCCAACTGCATCTCGATGTCTTTCCGTCTTTGCTCTGCTTGCTGTCGTCTTGCATCCGTCTTAATGATGTAAGGCAACTGGATGATCAAATCCAACTTACCGGATGCCGTTTGCTCATCTGTCACATCCAATAGACTGAGTTTTCTTATCAAACGCTGCATCGTTGAGTTCGGCTCATTGATAACAGCAAACAGCGGATTTTCGACAATGGCTACGGTCTTCTTCGGAAGAATAATATCTTCCTTCTGACCTGTTCGCTCATTATACAGACGTACACGAACATGTTGCGGAAACCATTCCAAAATCTTAGCTGTTCGCATGCTCGAGATGTCATAAGATTCTGTCAATTTAGGATTTAATGTGGTCTCTACTGGAACAATCGCCACACAGCCTTCGTCAAGCATTGACATAACAGCATCCTGAATAAATGCTCTCGCTGTTTGATCGATATTTGCTTCCAAAGTCAAACAATTGTTCAACTTTGAATTCATCGTCGAAACAAGACGACCATTTTCATCCAACTTACAATGCTGAATTCCGATAGCCGCGGTGTCCAATGCAATTCGGTTATAAACCGATGTAACAATTGATCGCTCATTTCCTCGAGTTAGACGGGGGCGATCCGGTCGATAGGAATAACCACCACCAATATCACGATAGCTGACCGTGGGGTCTCGATTGTTTACGAATGCGTTCCAGGCGTGTTTCAACCTGGAGCCAAGTGTGTTTTCCATTTTGAAATCACTCCTCATGTCTCTCGTTTCTTCTTACTTGAGTAAATGGCGGCTTTCCCAACATCGGCTACAGCACTGATCTTCTCTGCACTATCCTTAACCGATAGGTATGAAATACTCGCTCGACGAGCATAGTCAACGCCGGTTGCTATTCGATGCTTGGAACTGTTATTAGTAATGTAAGCATTGGCTGATGCATTAATCACACCAGCAAGATTTCCTCTGATATGATGTTTAGCCTTGTATCCGGCATATCGCCCAATAGCCACACCGCCGACCCCATAACGGTCGGTATCTTTCTTAAGTTCTTCATCTTTCTTTGCTCGCTTTTGGTCATACTTCTTCTTAATCTTTTTGGCTACGCTGCCAGAAGAACGTTTACGAACGCCCCATTTCATACCAAGAACGCCATAGTGATAAAGTTCATTGCTCACTTATCTCACCTTCTTTACTCAAAAGCATCACGATTAAGCTTATAAGCGACATAAGCATCCATCATAGCTGCAACAGCATCGATCTTATGGTCATATCGCTTCTTCAAAAGTTTACGGTTGCCATTGGTATCTTCCATGGCAATACAGTTGCCCATGGTATAAGTCATAAGGTCTTCATCAAACAAAAGAAGCCGTTCACCAGCAAGTTTCTTCAACTCACCAAGGGGAACAGATTCTGTCTTCGCGCCCTGAATGACTTTTTCAATACCGAATGGACCGTTCTCAGATTCCCAGCGAGCCACAAAGTCTTTAGCATTATAAGGGTCATAGCCAAAGCATCGAACATCATACTGAGTTTCTGTAATGTGATTGTCCAAATCCTCATAAACTTCCATCATGTCCAAGACAGTACCTGGCATGACTATAAGACTACCTTCTTTTGCAAACTCGTCATACTTGTAACGCATTGCTGAAGGTAGTTTGGACATTGTTAATTCAGTTATATAGTTCCTCGTCTTAATACCGAAAGCGCCCTTCGGCAACGGGAACAAGAAAGTGAATGCGCAGAAGTCATCACCTTGAGAAAGGTCTGCTCCAAGCGCACAAGGCATCTGCCAGTAATCTCTGCGTCTATGCGGGAGTGTCTCTTCATAGGTGAAGTAATATGTATAGCCTTCCATGGGAATGCCAAATCGTTTCGCAAGAATATCGTTACGAACTGCAGGTGCTTTCTCAGCCCGCTCGACATCCAATTGGTATGTCTCATATGTGACAGTCCGTCCAAGATTAGGATTCGCCTTAAGCCACATGGACGGATCAGCGACTTCATCAATAGAATCGAGTTTGTACCACCAAATGGAAGTATGAAGATTGACATACTCACCTTTAAGGATGTCCATCAATTCCATTTTGATTGTATCGCCGCTACCATTACGGACAGTACCCTCAGAGCTAATGGCGACGATGAGATAGTCATCATTCTTACCGCCACTTTGCTCTTTTGCCGCACCCTGTTCTAGAGCGCCAATTACATCTTCTCGAATGTCGCCAGAAAGCCATTCGTCAACCGTTGCAATCTTGACTCGCAAGCCCTGAAGCTTATCGATTGACATCGGTCTTACCTCGAGAAGAGAGCCGGTAAGGAAGTTCTGAATTCCTTTCTTGGTACTGGCTAGTTTCACACGATTCGCTTTGGAACCGGTCGTATTCTGAAGAGATCCTTCGGTAAGAAATTGGAACAGCGGGCCTCTGGATCGAGTAATTGCTGTTCGAATCGGCGACATAACCTCTTCAGCCTGTGCCATAGTCGGAGCAGTAGTGATCTGGTGGGTCGTAGATGTGTTGACATTCAGGAAGTAATTCTGAATGCAAGACGCGTACATAGATTTGGCTGCGCCTCGAGCAACGATTAGATACTGTTTAGTAGTTAATCGCTTCTTGAGAACCTTCTTGACGTAATGACCCCCATGACCATCTGGGGAGGGCTCGTATACACTTCTCTCAACGAAATAATACCAGCCAAAGATTTGCTCCGCCCATAGTTTGAAAGAATCCAATAGATGAAGATCTTCGCCGTCAGTCAATGTCAACTCATTCTCGCAGAAATTAACAAAACCCTGGATTGCTTGGTCATCATACCAAATTCCAGGGTTCGCAATGAGTGCATCTATTCGGTTCATCTCCATTGAGATTTCTTCGCATACGGGAATTTCGCCTCTAATTACGGCGTCACGGAACATGCCATAATACTTTGGCGTGGCAGTGTTTGATAACGCCATACACTAGTCATCCTCACTTTACTTCTTCAAGAATTCTTTTCCGATCTTAATGAGATTACTGCTGTTATTGTAAAGAGCAACAGTTGTACCCATAACTCCTGCCGCAGCAGCAACATACTTCCAACCTTTCTTGACCGCATTCGGATTGAGTCGCGAATACTCTTGCTCGAGCCTGGTTCTCTCATTAAGCTTTCTGAGCTCAGCATTACTCATCTGATTAAGCTTCTTCTTTTTGATAGCGGAAGCCTCTCTGGCATCTTGACTTGAGGGTCTCTTTTTACGAGATCCGCCGGAACGCGAACGATCTCTACGAACGCCCCACTTCATTCCAAGAACACCATAGTGATAGAGTTCATTGCTCATTTTGATCACTCCTCTCATTGAGTTTAAGGATCGACAGCCACATTGAGTCTCCACTCAAATTCAGCAATTTGTCGATTCATGGACTCGATAACAGCAGAACCAATCGGCGGATCAAAAATCAGTTTCACCTTCATATAGATGTAACTTTTTACTGCATGAAGTTGAGCAGTCGTGGCTTCAGGAATGAAGTCGATCCACGTGGAAGTATCATCCTCGATTACAAATCCATTCGCCGGACCAACACCAAGCTGAGTCAAGATCATGAGTACGGAATTAATGTGCATGATAATGTCAGCATCGAAATGTGTATACTCTTCATCGATTCCGAGCATCTTCTTAATCGATGTTAGGATACTCTCCATAGTCTCCCTCCTTCGTTATCGTTTCCATGGACAGGTGTCGTTTAACTTTCGTTCGACGGGACCTTTGATCAACAAGTCTTCATCACCATAGTGGATTGCGTCATGAGTATTCTTAATCGTACAAATTAGAAACTCAGGATCGAGAAGGTATCTGCTTCGTTGTAAGATGTCTTCTTTCCTAATTGGGTTCATGTGATGAATTATGATTCGAGAATATATCTCGTGGCCTGGCATAGCCAAGTCGCAACCGTTATCTCGAATAATGACTTCATCTCTAACCCTTAACCACTCTAGATCTTTGTAGAATCTCTGATTCAGCCATCTGTCGAATCCGAAAGTTTCTTCTCCGACTCTTCCGTTAAGCCGGAGGTATTGATAGCGCTCTTCAAAAGTCGGTAAAGTGATTAATTCAGAGTAAGTTTTAATACTCATCTTCTTCACCATTCCCACTGTAATTACGCATAGCGTTGAGCGCATTGAGATATAGCTCTTCGACCTTCTTCTGAGATTGAAGTGATTCTGTTTTGGCAGTAATCAGCTCTGCCTGCTTCTCAAGAATCTGTTTCTCAAGTCTAGCTTTCGTAGAGGCAAGCTTGAGGAAGTGAGTAGTCTCCTGAGACGAGGCAGTGCCTTCTCTAAGACGCTTTTCAACGAGATCAGTCGCCAAAGAGATGAGCTGATTCTCTCGAGCCTCTGGAGTCAAAGCCGGTCTCATAGGACTTACAGTCGAAGAGGATTCTGTTCTTTTCGCTTTTGCCATACTTACTGCCTCCTCTCCTACAGTTTTATGGTAGTTTTGCCGGGTGCTTAGAAAGGCCTACGAAGGAGGTGAACTATACCATTGAAAGGAGAAAGTAAAAATGGCTCAGGAGGAATCTGATGTTCGTAGAGGCGTAGACCTTCGTAGGCCCGTTTAAACACCCGGCTAGAATATGCCAAGCATAGAATGCTTTTTCAAAAAATCCCTCCGGGGAAAAATGAAGGATCGG